GGTGGCCCCCTGGCTGCCCTGTGCCCCTTGCGGGCCGGTTGCCCCTTGCGGACCGGTCGCTCCTTGCGCGCCGGTGGCGCCCTGGAAACCCTGCGAGCCATTGGCACCGGCCGCCCCTTGTGCCCCATGTGGACCGGTCGCCCCTTGCGGACCCGTGGCCCCCTGAGACCCCGTGGCGCCTTGCGCCCCCTGAGCCCCGGCCGAGCCGTTGGAGCCCGCCGTTCCCTGCGCGCCTTGTGCCCCCTGCGGGCCCTGTGCCCCCTGCGGACCGCCGGTCGCCCCCTGCGGGCCCTGTGCCCCCTGCGGACCCTGAAAACCCTGGGTTCGCGGCGCGAAGGTCAGCGGCACATGCGGGCGGTTGCGGCTGATCGGCTCCGGTGCCTTGCGGCGGATCAGCACTTCGGCGGTCGATGCGGCCATCTCAGCTCAGTCCCTGCACGGTGATCGGATCGATGAAGGACCATTGGATGATGTCGCCATCCAGCAGGTCGGTGTTGCGGCCGCCATCGGTGCGGATGATGTCGAACAGGTAGGTCCCGGCCGCGAAATTCATCTGCGCCTTGGTGGCGTTGACGGCGATGCCGTGGGTAGCGCCCGACTCGGTGGCCTGGCCGACCAGCAGGGTGCCCGCCCCGGTCGAGAATTTGGCGATGGCGGGCGAGGCGCTGGCGGCGGTGCGCAGGTGCATTTCCACCGACCAACCGGTGGTCGGTTCACCGGCGTCGAGGATCACCTGCACCCAGTCGGCATTGATCTTCGGCATGGCCTACTGCCCCCAAAGGGCATCGGCAATGGCCCTGAGGCGCGGATCGAGCCCGCTGCGGTCGTCGCCGCGCTTGAGCACCGAGCGGTCCGCCGCGCGGCTGATCTCCTCGCCGTCGCGGGTGACCACTCTATCGGTGCGAACCTCGATCACCTCCGCCTCGAACTTGACGGTGGCCAGAGTCAACTCGGTTCGTTCCTCGAAAACAGGCATGGGCGTCTCCTCAATTGTCGGTCTGATAAGTAGCTTCGAAGCGCAGGGTGGCGGCGGCATCGATGGCCAGATCGGCCTCGGCGGCGCCGGTGGCCGAGGTCTTCAGCGTGATCTTGGTGGAGGCCACCGAGACAAAGCCGTGCAGCGCCGCGGCGAAGGTGAGGTTGGAGTAGGACAGTGCCACCGCCGCCTGCAGATTGGCGACATTGGCCGACGTGAACGGCAGACCTTCGACGATCATGTTGCCTGTGCCGGTGTGGGCGGTCCAGGTGATGACCCCGCGCACCGTCACAACGTTTCCGATCTTGGTGTAGGCGCCGACCTGGGCAGTGTAGGTGCCCGCGCCCGCCGCCGTGGTGCCGTCAATGCGCGGCGTGAAGGTGCCCTTCTCGAAATCGTCGAGAATATTGGCGCCCCCCATCGCCACCTGGGTGGCGGGGAACTGGATTCCTCCCGAGTACGTATCCATCAGCCGCAGCGTGCCGACCGAATTGAGGGTCAGCCGCTCGATCAGTGCGCCGCCGTAATTCGTCGAGAAGATCAGCTGCCCGGAATCCGGCCCGACCGATTCGACCTTGGCGTCGATGGCGGCGAGCCCGGCCCAGGCCGAGCCGAGATAGCCATAGAGCCCGAGGCGGGCTGCATAGTCGTTGGCGGCGAGCGTCGTCTTGCTGCCAACCGTGTTGTTCTTGCTGCGCAGGATGGCCAGTTCGGCGGGCGCGGCTCCGGTGGTATAGCCATAGACTCCCGCCACATTGGCGCCCGAGCGGTGCACCTGGAACTTGTCGGCAGGTCCCGAAGTATCGGCCGCGATTCCGCCGACCACGACGCGGAAATTGCTGTCGATCCGCATCGCCTCCTGCAGCGATGTCGAATTGGTGGTGCGCACCTTGAGCACCAGCCTTCCCGGCATGTTGCGCTTGGCCGCCGTGCCGGTGTTGTCGCTGTCGTCGGAAGCCGTCTGAGCCCAGGTCGCCCGGGTAGTGAGCGGCGTGGTGAGCACGGTGAAGGTGCCGTTGAAGGCGCTGTGCGAGCAGCCGGTGACAATGATCACGTCGCCCACCGTCCAGTTATGGGCGGACGCGGTGTTGACAGTGACGGTATTGGTGACCCGGGCGATGGTGCTGATCGCCACCTCGCTGTAGATCGTGCCATCGACCTCGGCGACGATGGCCACCGATTCCTCGTCGCTCGCCCCGGTATCGCCCTCGAAGACGATGCGGCCCATTTCGTCGTCGGCCAGCACATTGTCGCGCGCCGTCAATGAGGTCGTGCGGCTCTTGAAGAAACGCAGGTCGTGACCATTGGCATTGGCGCCCAATGCGGCGAGCAGCGAGGCAACCAGCCCGTTGATGCCGCCGACTACCCGCAGCTGGGTTGCCCCCTCGAAATAGCCAGAGGTCGGATTGTCGCCGAGCGTCAGCACGCCGGCCTTGGTCAGCGCGGCGGTCAGCACCGCTCCGGCATTGTAGTTTTCAACGGCGTTGCCAGCCCCGCTCTGGGTGATCGACAAGAGCGCATTGGCGGTGGCCGCGGCGATCGCCGAGGCGGCGGCCGTCGAGACGCGCTGGCCGTCGGTGGTCTCCAGGGCATTGACGAAGGCGGAGATCGTATCGAGCGCCGCCTGCACCTGGGTCATGGCATAGGCAAGCGTGGTGTCGACCGGCGCCGATGTCGGAACCGTCAGTGTGCCGATGGGCATGCGTTGATCCTTAGCTGGTGATCTGCGGGGCTTCGTCGACGAGGGTCAGACGCGCCGTGAAATCGTCCTTGGGCTGAATATCGAAGACGATGCAGCGCCGGGTGGTGCTGCCCAGCACCCCGGCGATCACCTGGGCGCCGACCACATCGGCCGCCGACCAGGCCTGCGGAGTGACCAGGGTGACGTGATTGGTGGCCGTGGTCTCGCGGATCTGATGGCTCGACACCGTGCCGTTGCGGCGCTGGATGACGATTCCTGGCTTCGAGGAGGCCGACCAGGCATCGGCCTCCGACCACAGCGTGTCATTGGCCCAGGGTTCGGCGGTGGCCGGAAACGACAGGTTCACGGTGGCATCGAGCACCAGTCCGAGGATCAGATTGGCGGGGTCCTGAGTCACCACCGACTTGATCCAGGCGGCATCCGAGCGGCGGTCGAGCACGTCATAGGTGAAACTGACAAGATCGCCGCGCTGGCACACCATGAAGGCCTGGTCGATATCGAAGGAATAGCGCACGGTGCGCAGCCGGTGCTGGCGGAGATCGAGGCGGGCTCGCTTCTTCACCTCGGCGAGATTGGTCTTGCCGTCGTAATCCATGGCCTCGATGGCCGTGGCATTGCCGGCGGAGTAGCCATCGTCATAGACAATGGTTTCCTTCGGCCGGTAATCGTCGCCGGCATCGATATAGGACACCCGCAGCCCATGCGGCAGGACCGGGTAGTCCTTCTCGATGGTGATGTTGGCGGTGTTGCGCGGGCTGAATACCTGGACGATGGGACTGGCCACGCGCTGCTTTTCCATGATCACGCCCCAGGTCTCGGAGCGCCGCACCGCGGCATGGCCCGCCGCCGCGATGAGCTGCAGCGTCTGCTCAACCGAGCGGCCCTCGATGATGGCATTGCAGGTCAGGCCCTGGCTGAGGCAATCGCTCCGCCAGGTCTGCAGATTGGCCAGATCGAGCAGGCCAGAGGGCAGCGGCTCGCCATTCAAATTGTCAAGCGCCACATGGCGAAACAGTTCGGCCGGATTGCTGGTCGCCGCAATGCTGTTCCAGTTGCCGCCGGAATAGACATTGCATTCCTTGGAGAATATGGCCGAGATCGAATTGATCACCGTGTTCCTGACCTTCACCGAGATCAGCGTGAGCCCGTTGGTGGCCCCCAACGGATAGTTGACAAAATCCTCCGTCGTGGCGGTTTCGATATACGCGTCGTTGACGATGGCCTTCTTCATGACGTCGTCGACCACATGCCAGTCGGTGGCATCGCGTTCGGCAACGAATGTCCGGTAGGATTTGAGATCGTCGCTGTTTGCGTTGGTGTCCGGTACCGGGAGCCCGAACTTTATCCTTAATTCATATTCTCCCGGACCGCTCCCGCCTGTTCCATTCATGTAGTATGTGATGGTATCGCGATAGTTTTCGTTATAGCCGACCAGCCGTTGACCGTCGGCGCTGTTCTTCCAATAGCCCGTATCGAGCCAATAGGAATCGACAGTATAATTCGGGTAATCGTTGCGGATCGTCGGCGTGTTCGGATAGTTCTTGGTTTCGCCGATGACCATCGTCTTCAGCGTTTCGTCGCCGTAGAAATCCTTCGGCGTCGTGCTGGATCCATTGTTGAAATCGAATATCAGCTCAACTCGGAATTCCCTGGTGATCTTGGCCTTGACGATGGCGGTCGGCAGGGTCTTCCAGCTCGTGGTTCCGACCTTGCGGCATTGCGCGCGAATGAACTGGCTTACCCAGTGCTGCTTGCCGTCGCCGTCGCTGTAGATCAGACCGCTCGGCCAATAGAGCCGGATCTTAAAAATGAGACCGCTGCCGCGCATTCTGAATGAGTGCCAGTCCGGAAAGCCATTATCGACGCCGAGAACGTCGCCATCGATGTATTTTCCGTCTTTGAGTTTGAACTGGGAAAGCTTCTGACCAATGCTCTGCTGAACAATCGATTCATTGTTCAATGTGAGCGGACCATCGGTGCTCTTGCCGGTGCGCACCTCATATGTGATGCCCTTGAACTGATCGATCGGAACGTTGTTGATCTTGATCGACGACACCGCATGGCGGCCGGCCATGCCAACGATGGCATGGGTATAGAGGTCCTGGCCATTGAGCGAGGTATAGGGCGGCACCAGGCCGGGCGGGCTCACCCGCAGGGTGCCGAGAACGGTGGGCAGTGGCGCGCCCGGCGCCAGCACATTGATCTGCGCCCCAGCCTGAGCAGTCTGCCGCAGGCCATCGCCGCCATTGCGCGGCGGCGGCGGGGCCATGGCCTTGAGGGCCAGCGATCCGGCCAGGCCGATCACCGAGGCCAGGAGCTTCGACCCGAACGACGACAGGCCCGGAATATTGCCGTTACCGATCCAGGCCGTGGCGGCGATCAGCGCGATCGAGCCGATGATCTGCCCGATATTCTTCACCGTCTTGCCGGCATTGCCGCCCTGCGGCAGCACATGCAGGCTGACCGCCAGCGGCCTGCCCTCGACCAGCCGGGGCCGCACATGCGGCCACCAGTCGCGCGGCACCGGCTCGCCGTTGACGCAGACCACCCCGAAGGCCTCCCAGGTGTCGGGCAGCGGTTCCGGCCAGGCCGCGACGATTTCGGCAATGGTCAGACCTTCCGGCAGGCAATGGGTCGCCGCCGCCACCGACAGGAAGTTCGGCCGCGCGCTGACGGGAATGAGGCCGGTCATGGAATGGATCTGTGCCTATAGTAGCCGAGAATGCGCTGACGCACCGAGGGGTGTGTCACCGGAACGATCACCGCGTCGATGCCCTCTTCGACATGCAGAACGGCAGCCGGCGCCACGAAACAGCCGACATGCACCGGCCCGCCGCGCAATTGTCCGTCGCCTGCCGCATAGGCGCCGCGCAGCAGCACCAGGTCGCCGTCACGCGGATCGTCGACCGGCAGCCAGTCCTCGCCACAACGCTCGCCCGTGAGGGTCCGCGCCACCGCCCGCCCATCTCGCGGGTCGATGGTATCCCACAGCGGCAGGCTGATGCCTGTCCGGTCCTGCACCGCCAGCCGGTAGAGACCCCAGCAGTCGCAACCCGCCTGGGTGCGGCCCTGCGGCTCATAGGGGATGCCGGCGAAGCCATTGGCCCAGCTCATCGGAACAGCACCGGAGTGAGCGACGGCGTGGCCCTGAGTTTCGGCCAAGGCTCCGTCGAAAAGCGTTCCTGGGTGAGTTCGGCCGAGACCGATATGGCATTGGCCTCGAAGCCGCGCAGGGTGAAGAAATCGAGGGTCCGCTCCACCGTGTTGACCGAGGACGAGAGCACCGCCTCGACCTTGAAGGAGGGCGCGGTCTTGAGCGACAGCAGGGCATCGGTGATCCGCCGGTCGACATTGGCGATGCGCAGCGACACGCGCGGCGACTCCTCGCCGTCGGTCGACCAGGCCAGGTCGAAGGGATAGGCGAGGAAGGTGTTGCCGCGGCTGACGATGTCCTTGGCATTGCGCGCCACTCGGATCGTGCTGAGGCCGGTGCCATAGATGGTCAGCAGCAGCAGCAGGCCTGCAGCGCTTTCGAATCCAAGCAGGGAGCGATTGGCGGCAGTAGTGGCGAGGCTCATGGGATCTTGGTGACCTTGATGTCGACGTGCCACACCGAGCGCGCCGCATGCTCATAGGATGGCGCCCCGTCGAAGGCGAAGGTGGCGGACACTCCGGTGCGCCAATCGGCCATCGAGAACGACAGGGCGCCATCGGCGCAGGTGGTCTCGTGAAATGATTTCAGCGTGCCGACCTGGGTTGAGGTCAGCGTAAAGCGGCCGGAATGGTGCTCGCGCCGGGCGGTGGAGCGGCGGCGGCGCAGTTCCGGGCCGACCTCCGGCGTGAACACCGCGATGGCCGGCTCGATCTCGATCTTCATCGTGCCGGTCAGCGGTTTCTTGGGCAGCGATTTCGGCCAACTGGGCATCTCAGCCCTCGCCGATCAGGATGATGTCGAAGGCCACCGCACTGCCCGCCCCGCTGTTGGCGACCTTCAGAATGTCGCCGGTGCCCGCCGTCACCGGCCAGCCGGCGCCGGGATCGTGCATCAGAAACGTGCCGCCCGGCTTGATCACCGCGATATCGTTCGAGGTCTTGAATATACCCGACCAGGCATTGGACGCGGCCCCGCCCAGTTCGACATTGTTGACGTTGGAATCGGCGGCCTTGACATAGATGCCCTTGATCTTGGTGAAGG